AACGCAAATCTTCATAAATTAATTCTCCTCTGGTTGAAATATCAGTTGACCGTCCTCACCCATCGCAAACCCGATCTCCTTCAGACGGCCTGAATTGTGATCGTAGAATAAAGTAGAGGCAATACCTGCTCTACCTGTCAGACGATTCTTAAGCACACGGACGATGGTTGTATTAGCAATCTTCTCGTCTGTGTTCTGTCGATCTCGCTCCAAGGCAATTACCGTATTAGGTACATATGCTAGTGCACCTGATCCTCTAAGGTCCTGAAGGGTAATTCTATCTCCCTCTTCGTATGCTTTCTCAGTCTTCTTGAGCTGAGAGATGATGTCAATGTGCACACCAGTTCTCACTGCAAGACTCCGTAATTCTTTCATAAGAGTATCAATGATGATACGCTCTGAACCACCACCCTCAATGTCCTTATTCTCCATGCCCATCAGACCAGCCGCAGCAGCGGTGATATGGTCAAGCACGATAACATCTACCTTGAGAGACACTGCCATGAACTCCATGCGAGCAAGGAGGTTCTGCATAGCGTTGTTACCCAAGTGATCATAGACATAGAAGTTAGTCTGGCACAGCTTGTCTCTGGCACCATTGTACTCTTCGTCAGTTAGATCATCAACGATAGACATGTTGATAGGCTTCTTACCCATCTTGACACGGAGGTCATTCATCATTCGACTAGCACGGATAGCCCGCACTGGCTTGTTAAGAATAAGGCTGATCATATCATCAAGAGTTTCCTGTGGGGATTCCTCAAGCATGATACAACCAACACTCCGACCATCCTCAAGGTGATGGTGCATCATCTCACGCAGGATAGTGGACTTACCTGAACCAGTACCAGAGCACCAGAGGGTAATCTCTCCGCTACGCTGACCAATCAGGAACTCTGATAGACCATCATAGGGGAAGGGGTATACCCGTGTCTCTGCCATGGTATCAATGGTATCCACTACCTTGGAGATATGCAGGATCTCGTCAGGGGAGTATGCCTGTGCTTCCCAGATAGACGAAGCCAATTGCTTGGACTGTGCATTCTGTAGACACTCGTTGGCATCCTTGTATGGCATCTTGGCAATCTTGCACTTACCCGGAGGAAGCAGTTCCGCTACCTCAAGAGCAGCCTTTTGGCCCGGTTCATCCATGTCAAAGCATAGGACTACTTCGCTGTAAGAATTAACAAATTCTAGATTATCCTTGATAGCCTTGGTAGCAGACTGGGCACCATTGGGAATGGATACCACAGGCCATGTACCACCCAAGACCTGATTGACTGTCATGCAATCAATCTCACCCTCAGTGATGATAAGACGTTTGCCACCTGCAGACTTCCATAGGTTCTGACCAAACAGCTCAGCACCCTTGGCAGTACCCTTCCAAGCAAACTGCTTGTTAGGACCCCGTAGATGCTGGCCAATTAGTTCACCACCACGGTAGTAGTTTGCGATCTGTACTTCCTTACCATTGATCTTGGCTACCTGATATCCGTAAAGACGGCAAGTCTTCTCCGTAATACCGCGATCTCCAAGATCAATGTAAGAACCAACGCTAACTTTAAAGTCTTTAGGTTCTTCAATCTTCTCTTCCTGCATAGTGACTCCTTTATTATTTTTGTGATATCCGCACTTGAAGCAGTAGACATGATCGTCATAGACTGCCAAGTTATCCCCACTACGATCTTCACCATTCGCAGAACATTTGGGGCATTCCTTTTTATTTAAGAATGTACTCATTCCATATTAGCTCCTTCCGATTCTAGCAATACGCTCTAACAGTTGAACTGGCATTCTAAAGCGCAGTACGCACTCATCCTGAACAGATCGAATACCATTCGGATGCACAGTTTTCATGATCTGAAACCAAGGAGAGCCATTGTCAAACTGAATATTCATATAACACCGATCATGAGAGTCTTCAAAGTTATCCCCCTCATAGATTGGCATGGTGCCAATAGGGAAGTGTAACTCAGTCCACTCACCAATAATAGAGCGCTTATCGTCAGTACAAAAATCAAAGTCACATGGTTCCATACTTAATCCTTTTGTTGGGTAATTGTTAGGGTGTTAGGTGTTAGGTGGGTAAAAAGGTATGCCATAATGGCAGCTACTGTATACTTTAGTGACCGTTGTTATCTGCCATTTTGATAGCCATAGTCACCTGATTCATAAGGTCATCTCGCTCAGCTACCAGTTTTTCATACTTTTTCTGGGAGGTAGACCCATCTGTCTCTACTCTACCAATCTTATAACTGATGGCAGCGAGGTCATAGATCTTCTCTTCTAGTTCACTTAAGGTCATTCTTTTCATCCTCGGCTAGCTTCTTAAGAATCTCCCCATACTGTTCATGTAACCATTCAAGGGATCTCTGCATATAGGGCGGGTCCTTCTTACCAAAGATTGCTTCATAGCCAGCATCAAACTTATCCTTATCTACAGGGCGCATCATGTCACCCTTGCCAGCCTGAGTACCATCTCTCTTACGGGCCTTTAACCATGGCTTCTTCTTAGACAATTGTATTCTCCTTTATTAGATAACCCCATCCTCTGGCTTTGGCTGCAGCAGCAACTGATATCTTACCATGGATGGCATCATATGCAATCAATTCTTTACGAGCTTGATCTCTTTCCTGGGTTAATAATTCTATCTCTTTAGCAGTGCTCATCAAAGATTCCTTCTTCGTTAGAGAAAATAATTCTATCAAAGATTTGGGAACACCAAGGCATGCAGAACTTACACGGCCTAGCCATTCCTAACTTCCCGGTCTTACTAAAGCGGTAGTTTAAAAGCACAAGCTTATCCATTGGAGTCTTGATCTTCCTGAAGGCATCCAGTTCCGAATGCATATAAGGATACATATACCCCATCTCTACCGTCTTAGGGTGGGTCTTCCAATGATTGGTACCCACGGCAATCAGTTGATTCTTCCTGATAATCAAACTTACATGCTGCTTCTCACGGTTAATAGTGGAAGCCACATGCCTAGCAATGTCAATCCAGCGTTCCATTCAGAGCCTTCCAAGACATAGGGAATAACTTAGCACACTCTTCTTCAATAAGAGTAGCCACCTGACTACACTCAAGTTGAGAGTGAGGGTCAAGCCTAAGCTTACACACTCGGCTGAACCCATATAGGGAACCAGTCCAGTACCACTCGGTCATCATAGACTGAGGCAGCACAGCACGGGCTTGCTCAGGGCAGACACCTTGGGCAAGCAGCATAGAGTAGGACTGCCAGATGTAGCGCATTGATTCTTCATAAACTTCCTGAGCCTCAATGTTATCCATTATCAACTCATTGGAAGAGCCTTGCTTTTTATTCTCAGCACGGCCTCGCCAATGGGTAGATGGATTCCAAAAGGTTGGGTCATTATCCACATATCGTCTACTTACTTCGTTCCATGCAAAGCCCACCTGATGCTTGGCAAGTTGCCTAGCAACAAAGATAGGGGCTTTGACATGGAACTGGAGAGTGCAATGTGCAAAAGGACTCCAGTGATTATGGGTAGCAAGGTACCGTATCAGTTTATTATTCTGATCTTTGGTATACTGACTTGCTTCCTTGGCAAAGGACACACGGGCTGCATTAACAACAGTGTCATCATCGCCCATATGATTCACCAAACCAACAGAGATCGCTTCGTACATAACTCTCCTTTGAATAGGAAGGGAGGAAGTTAATCCTCCATCCCTTTAGATTTTAGTATTAACGGATAAGATAAAGTATCCGTCTTCACCTTTCGCTGCCCATTGCTTGGTAACATATAGAGAGATGATCTGCGAATCATCATCCCATACTTTTTGATTCATGGTATCAAGCACGGCCTTAGCATAATTGTCGATGTCTGCTTTAGGCCATTCCCTTTCGGTAGTCTTGGGTCTCTTAACATACAGTTCAATACTTACCATGAGAGGTCCGCTAAGGGGTAGAAGATCTGTTCCCAGAATCTTCCACACTTTAGCGGTTGCCTCCTCACGGAAAGTTTTATAGGTACCTGTATAGTAAGCACCCCACTTACCTACTCTGGGTCTGGAGGCGGCGACAGGGTTAATGTCAAACCGCCACTCAGCCATTAGAAGGGAAGGTCCTCATCCTCTGTCTCAGTAACCTGAGTAGCAGAAGATGCAACAGCGCTAGTGGTTCCGACAAAACCACCCTTCACAGTATCAAAGCCACTACCAGTGCTGCTGGTATTCTTCTCTACAATCTGGATACCATTCAGGTACAGACTGAGAGAATTATCACGAGCCACCACAGCAGGGGCAAGACGCAGACGCACCTTGTCACCACCGAATGCCACGGCATCGGTTGCTTCGGCATTGCTATCAACACAAGGAAACTTCCCTGCTTCGATATGCACACGGCTCTTGGCCTTGAAGGTCTTTAGACCATCCTTCTCATAGATGCCGTTGATCTTCTTAGCACCCGACTTCTTGAGGAGATCAGCAAGCTGCTTCTCAAGAGTAGAGTCAAGAACAACGGTGATGTTATGGTTTGCTGATGCTTCCCCGAACGCATTGTCGGGCTTCATCAGGTTGCTCCACTTAACTTCCATAACACCAGTAACAAAATCAGGGAGCTTCTTAAGCTTCGTATTAGTAGTTGCCATTAGGCATTCTCCTTTGTAGTAGTCTCAGCCGCAGTCATACCAGTCGTAATGCTTGCAACCTGTGTATTAATGTCAGCAGCAATGTTGGTCAGTGCAGCGGACAGGTTGCTGAGGTAAGCGACCACACTATCTGATCGGATAGCAGGAACATTCTGGTCCTTAGTCGTTTCTGTAACAGTCTCAGTTGTCATTTAAATTCCTCCTTTCTTGATATTATAGAATCTATCTATAGCTACATTTATTGGGAACTGCCACTTTAGCAGTTAATTAAACGAGAGCTATCATTATTTGTCAGCCAGAGCGTAGTCCACATGGGCAAACGTGCAAGGATAAGAATAGAAATTTCTGCTCCCCACACGCACTCCATTATATCACAGGACACAGCACTATACAAGGCAGCGTTGGGAAAAAGATTAACATTTTGGCCACGCATCCAATCCCTCAGTTCTCTAATTCTCGCGTACTCCTGAGGATACTCAGCGTATAAAAAATCATCCACACCTTGCCATGCTGGATCAATTGAATCCTTATAGAAAGCATTACCAAAACCGGGAATAAGTTTATTCCACAGCAATGCTTCCTTAATTTGTTCCTTAGTCCATTGACGATAGACTATTCGTGCTTCCATAATAGGGGCATGATGTCCTCCAAGACAGAGGATAGCCGAAGCAAGTCCATTGGTTAGCTTGCCAGTCACAGCCCCTGCATTGACACAGGCAGCACTGCTAGCATTAGCATTGTCAATGGCAGTCTTAGCATGCGCCGCAATCAGGAGATCAAGTAATCTGTAGTCTACTTTATTCAGGTACGGGATATCTAATTCAATCTTCATAACTTCATTAGTTCTAAATAAGGTGCACCATCTACAACAACACCGCAACTAATCACTGGCTTGCGAATATGATCTTCACCGTACTTCATGGCAAGACTCTTGCGGTCTACACCACAGCCCACATTCATTCCGAAGAGTGCACTGAGAGGGGAAACTTGCCAGTTGATACCAGCGCAAGAGTGATGGTGACCTGCAACCACGGAGATACCCATGGCCTTAGCAGTGTTGAATGCAGGGAACATACCAGTCCCACCCATCCCATGATAGTAGAACACATTATCATGCACACAACTCTTAACCCAGTTCCAAGTAGGCGTATTGTAGATCTCCTCGTAGTTCTTAAGGTAGAAGTCAGGGATGCCAGCATCGCCAGCAATCCTACGCACACGCTCATCGTGGTTACCCACGGTAATAGTCATGCTCTTAAATGCAGACTTCCATTCCTTGATCTGCTCTAGTGCTTGCTTATATTCAGCAACTGCACCGGGATGATCAGGATGCTTAGCATGAAAAGAAATACAATGATGATCAATTACATCACCAATATGAACAACCGTATCACACTTGTATTCCTTCTTGACATCCTTTACAAACTGAAGGTAGCCATCTAGTACTGCGGGGAAGTGGGTATCCCCGATAACTAAAACTCTACTCACTTGCGCTTCCTCCGGTTGAATGAATCCTTCCACTGCTGAGCGAGAGAGGGAAGAGTGTTACCATTCTCATCGGTAATCGGAGCATACACATCCAGTATCCCATCAAAGTGGTCCTGCTGGAACTTATTCCAAGTGTCATACAAATCCCCATAGCGCCAATGCTTTCCATTCAGAATCTTATTGGGCTTAATGTTCATCGGGATCTCCTTCAATATAAATTTGAATATTCATGTTAGGCTGTGGTGGAATATTCCTTAACGAAAAATCTGTGTAAGCAGCCTGTAAGAAGATATCACTAAGGGCTTCCGTTGGAAACCACAAAGACATCTTCTTCCTTTTCTTACTTGACATTGCTAAAGCAGTGAACATCTTAACTGCTTCTTCTACATCACCTTCACTTGATATCTTGTACACCTTACTCATTGGAAAAAGTACTCCGCATTGAGCACATCATCAATGTTGTAGCCACTTGTTGGTGGGACATCGGGCAGAGGAATCTTAAGGGAAGATTCAATCTCATCCTTCATCACCGCAATCAAGTTGGTACTATGCATCTTGTGAAACTCTTCATTGGTGTATGCTCGCATGAGTCTTACATCGGGAGCAGGGCAACCATAGGAGTCATGGATCATGCTGAAGTGAGTAATACCCGCCTCAATCATCCGTCCCACGGTAGACCACATATGGCTCGCATCCAACGAGTGTATGTAATTTGGAGAGATAGCCAGATTAACTGAGCTTCCATCTATTGTTTCCTTATCTGGTGCTCCGAAGTGGAGTTCCTTTGTATCGAACAGTCTTGATACTGATCGTCTTGTTAATATCTCATAGTACTGGTGAACTACTTTGAACCCACAGGGTGTAGTCCACTCTACATTCTTTCCAATCTCGCTAGCCATATCGGCTACTTGCTTTAACCAAGCCTTGCCCTTGTTAGCCTCCACCAATGTACCCTTAAGGGCTTCATCAATAAAGAGAGCAAGCTCCATTACAGCAGCAGCAGATTCTTCCTTGCCTACCCAGTCTAGATGCCCCTCAGTCTTACAGTATCTACGGATACCGTAGAAGGTAACACCATAGGGATCAGTCATGACTGCTCTCTTTACAACAGAGCGATCAATGTCTCCTTCCCAGTGTTCTAGGAAACGCCGAGACCATGTACCCTTGGTTGAATCCTCATCCTTAGCAGTCACCATCTTCTCAGTCATCAGGTCTGCAACGAACTGATATAGATCCTGAGGTTGCGAGGTATGGATAAGGTTAACCTTCTTGGCTAGATAGGGGTCACGCATGAGAGCAGCCCAATGCTGAACACCATTACATGATCCGTCCATCTGCACAGGTACCTGAGTAAGTCCATCAGTACGGCACAGGTCAAACACAGCAGCCAGTCTTTGGAAGCTAGGGTTCTTCTTCTTCTTGCTGGATACCCATAGACTACGAGTGTCATAGGGATTATCATTGATGCTCTTAAGCATCTTCATGTTATCATCAACCCACTTAACACGCTGATCGAATGGCACCTTATCTTGGTCGAATAGGTTAGCCACATGAACCTTGAGCCAGTACATTCCATTGGATGTCTGCTTCCTAGGTTCAGCGAACATAATCAAACCACGATCTAAGTCACCTGCTTGAGGAGACAATAGATCACAGGCAGCATTGGCACGGCCACGGAAGTCACAGGTATACACATGGTAGAAGAAACCAAAAGGAATTAAATCCTTTGCAACCTTGAGGCGTACCATCATACGACCACGGGCTTGCTCTTCCTTGTACCATGCAGAGTAGGCTTCTTCCTTCTTACCACACCACTTGGCTTGCTCTTCCTTAGTTCCATTCTCTGGATAAGGATCGGCAAAGTCAAAGGCAGAGAACGCATAGGCAGGTAGGTTAGCATCACAGGTGTTGTTCTTGAAGAGTGTTTCCATTACTTCAAGCACGGGCTTATTGATGGTCCACTCAGTATGCATCAGGGCATTTAAGCCATCAATGACTAGCTGAGAAGGAAGGCTACCCTTCTGATTGATCTTCTCATCCCACATAACATCCTTAAACTTCTGTACCACAGGCTTACGAACAAACGGTAGAGTATGTCCACCGCTTGCATCGACAGCATGAGAAACAGGGGGCACAATCATAGGACGATAGAGCAGGGCAGCAGTAGCAATCACATCTTGATGACGCTTATGCAACTCGCTAAGAATCTCATCACTAAAGGTAGTGACAACCCTTTCAACCCAACGCTTACCAGTATGCTTCTTAATATTCTTGAGGATAATAATATCCGACATCTCAGCAATGCGTAACATGTGGTGACCAAAGTCTTCGCGTTGCTTTCTAGTGAACTGCTTCTTGTTTAGTGTTCCCATCTTGTAAGCAAAAGCCTTGCATCGCTTAGTAGTCCACTTCTTCTGATAGTGAGATTGCTTTAGCCAGTCATCACGGAACTGCTTTTTTGCTTGTTGATATGCAACGATCTCAATTACCATGTCAGAAATGGCATGAGAGATATGCTGAGCAGTAGGTAGTGGGAATAGATCTCCCTCATACTTACGCTCCCATAGCGAGGAGTTAAACCACTCAAGAATAAGACAGCGAATAGTAATATCTGCCATCTTAGCTGCGCCAATAGCAAACAGAGGATAGGCCCACTCAGGAGTCTTGCGATTCTCTGAGACAGTATCAATCCACTGCTGATAGAAAGGCGTCAAGTGAATCACGCAAGCATCAAGTAATGTCTGCTCCGGTACTGCTTCATCAGGATTAGCATTGTAAGTCTGCCAATACTTATGCTCAGAGTGGGCAATCATTTCTTCTTCAGCAATTACTTGCAGAGCTGAACGGCGTGATTGTTCTTCCTTTGATAGTTGGTTCCATAACTTTGTCATAGTGACTCCTTGGTTAGTCTTGTAAGAAAAACATACAAGTATTTCTTACAAGGATTCACAAAACAAATATAGTAGTTACTTCTCGGTAATCATTGCAGTGTTGTTTGGGTACACCGTAATCTGGTGATCCATAAAGTGCTTGATGTGACCACCATCGCACAGTACAACAGCATAGCAAGCATTAGAATACATTCCAGTATCCACTACATACAGGAGATACCCATCTCCAAGCTCAGTACAAACTGGAATAAACTTTTGAAACTCATGAATCGTCATCAGTATCCTCTTCCTCTTCTAAGCGTTGGTTATCAACACGCCCCTTGCAGATAAAGCAAAGGTCTTCATACGCATCATCCTTAACACGGCAGTCACACACATAACCATGTGCATCGCTGTAGTATGCGCGTCCCATTGTTACTCCTTAACCAATGATCAAATCCCAGTCATCGTCATCATCAGAGCCACCATCCTGAACTACTTCAATAGTATCAAGGGCCTTATCAAGAGCATGGCACATTTCAAACAGACGCTCAACTAGTTCCTTATTACTAACTTCTCCGATGAAAACATCATCCTTTAGGTTGAAGAGGCTATAGTGAACCTCACTAACCTCATCGGCAAAGGTCTTGTAAAGAGTCAGTTCCTCCACAACAACAGTCTTCTTCTCAGTCTTCTTCTTATTGTTCTTCTTGGTAGCCATAGTGTTCTCCTTAAGCGAGGGTAAGAGCGTACTTCATAACATCAATCGTAGTATCCTGATTCTTGCCAAGCAGATTGCTGAAGGCAGCAGATTCAAAGGAAGGCTTACGACCACGGGCAGGGATACGATGCTGCAGTTCCTTGGTCACAGCATTAGCAGCAAGCCAAAGGTTAGCAGTACCACCGATACGCTGACGCTCAGAGTCAAAGGTATCTGCCCACTTAGCAAGGCTAACCGTAGCCTTGAGATAGTTAGCATACTCCTTCTCAGTCTGAGGATTAGCAACAACAGGTTCCTCAACCATACCCCAAACATCCATCCAGAACTTCTGGATATCTGCCTTGCTAAGTTCCTTGCGGACAAGGGTATCAACCTTCTCCTCAAAGAGCTTGCCAGTCTTGGCATAGAACTTGAGAGCATCGGCCATAGCCTCACGCTTCTTCTTCATATCACCAGTATGCACGATACGGAAAGCCTTCTTAGCACCCGAAGCCATAGCCATGCTCAGAGTATTCTGACACACGATACGGACAGAGGTAGGCAGGGCTTGCTCAGCAAGCGTACCATCGTGGCTATTGATCAGTGCCATGTACTGTTCCACCGGATCATTGCTATTGCCAGCATCCATAGTACCAGTCTTGCACAGCACAACCATACGCTTACCACCATTCATGGAGAGCGCAGACTCAACCTTGATATCAGCACCAAGGTTGTAGGCCATCTCAAACACTTCACTATTCTGCACGATCTGATAGTCAGGGGACTGGATCGAAAGGATAGTGTTAGTATCGTTGCGAACAATAGCAGCGTACTCATCAGAGGACGGGACAACAGAGAGTGGATTACCTGCAAACACAGGGCCAACCTTGCTAACAGTCCAGTCAAGACCAGCAATCTTCATAGCCTCAGTAGGCGACATAGCATCCTGAATAACAAGGCCAAGTCCATGCCATGCTGCTTCCTTGTGAAACACAGCGCCATCGGTATCCGTAATATTGTGAGCCATTCTATTCCTTAATCTATATCTTGTGAATCATAACGACCAACGCGGTCATTATTCTTAACTTTACTTCTCTTGTAGGGATCAAGCCTTGGTTTCGTTCGCGGCTTCTCTTGCTCTTTGGGTTTCTTCTTGGAGTTCTTTCTGTCTGGATTCATATGCAGTCTGTGCTTGCCATAACAGCATGCTCAGTTCCTTAAGGTCCTCATAAGTAATGTACTGTTTGATCATTCGATTCTCAATACCTTGTGTAGTATCAACCTGAATCATTGACAGCATGATATGGAGTTTATCATCCCATCGCTGTTCCGTTGCACCATTATACCACGCCGTTGTCCCTCTGTCAAGGGCCATCTGGAAAATCGAATATAAATTTGGATTAGATCCAACCGTTTTTGTGAATGTGTTTACTAGCATTATCGGTTACCACCAGCCAATGATGTATCCTCCATTGTTGTGAATGATCCTGAACCATTCGATTAGAGTAGTGTACTCTTTATTTGACAAACCAGAACCAGTATGTCCTGCATCCTCAAGAGCCATGGCAATCATGGCAACCTGAGAGTTAGGAATCTTCTCCTGATAGAGAGAGATGCCACTAGTAGATTCAACGAGTTCATTATAAACTTTACCCCGAATAGAGGAATGTCCATCACTGAACATACCACCACACAGCACAGGAGGAAGGTGCTCAAACAACTTACTATCCATCGGACAATCTTCAAGCATAGCAAAACTATCAAGTCCCATAAGTATCCTTTCTTAGTAGCATCGGTGGGAGTCGAACCCACACTTGATTGATTTTAAGTCAACTGTCTCTGCCTTTGGACTACGATGCCATACGATGCCGCCCATCATCATACTTAACTGCCTCAAGGGAGGTAGGGACAAAGCCTACTGTGCAGCGGATTTAATACACCCTAGGTTGGAATCGAACCAACATAGATCCAATTACGGTACTACGCTTTAGAAGAGCGAGCCGATACTAGGGCAAACACATTACAGATCATCAGCATACAGTTCAATCTTCTTAGCCAGCTCATGAAATGTATCACCCTGATCATTGTCACTAGCAAGTGAGGACTCAAACAGGGAATCACTAAGATACTTACCTGTATTAGTACTCATACCAGCCCACTCCTGAACAACATCGGGAAGAACTTCAGAGTCATGGTTATAGTAGGTAATAATAAACCCACTATCACCCTTCTCCTTTTCTACAATACGCAGATTATCAGCAGCATCCTGAGCATATAAATCACAAAGAACACCAAGACAACAGTACCTACCACCTGCACACAAGTACTCAGATCCTTGATCGTATTCCCCAGACTGCAAAGCATCTACCCAAATCTTAGCAATATCTTTCTTCATAGTATCTCCTTTGTAATCCCATATGGGAATGGAAGGGATGGGAGTCGAACCCACATTAGCACCGTTATAAGCGATGACCTTTTACCAATCTATCAGGCACCCTTCCAATGTCCATTACTTAAAGCAATGGCTCAGTCCAACACGCTTGGCATTGGCACGAAGCATATCATATGCTAGGTCACCCTTGCTAGGCTGTGCATTAACTTCTTCAACCTTACTAGGCTTCTCAGTATCCTTATTTACATTAAGCTCGCGCATTAAAGTACGCAAGGTATTAACCTCAGTCTCAAGAATATCCAACCGCTTCTTAGAAATGATCATGTCATACATAAGAAGTGCAATAGGTAAAGTAATTCCAACAGCAATCAAGATTCCTTCAATCATCTCAAACTCCTTACGGCATAGCCGCGTTAGTCTTCTTCATCATCATGATCAGGAAGGTCTTCCCATTCCCCACCATCTTCATCTTCATCATCTTCGGGATACCATTCATCAGGGATTGTATCACAAAGATTATCCATTACTAAAGATTCCATGGTATTAATCCACTCAGTAAGATCGCTCTCATTAATCTTATCAGGATTAATCTGCCAACCACTGAGGCAATCCTTCCAATAGTTTACAACGATAGGCCCAAAGATATCGTATGTCTTATTCATTAATCGACCTCGATACGGAGAGAGATGTTGCTCACATGATCGTCCACGATATCAGACATCTTATCCTTAATGGTATCCTCAAGGCTATAGAGGAAGTCACCATTATCCATGTACTCTTCAATAGCGCGGTTGATCTTAAGGTTAATAACATCATTAAGATTCTTAGTAACCTGTTCAGCAATAGCCTCAGACAGAACAGCAAGCGCCTCAGTCATAG